GAAAGTACATCAAGACCTTGCACCAACAAAGATACATGTCATTTACTTTGACTCTGAAGTCTGTCATTACGATTGCTTTGAAGATGATGAGCCAGTAATCAAACCACATGGTGGTGGAGGTACTGCCTTCAGTCCTATCTTCAAGTTTATGCAGGACAAAGACATTGACCCTGTGTGTTGCATTGTGCTAACAGACTTATGTTGTAATGACTTCGGTGTTGAACCTAACTACCCAGTCTTGTGGGTATCTAATGAGAAAGGTAAAGCACCTTGGGGTGAAATCGTTTACATGGAGGGTGTCAATGGCTAAAATATACAAAGGCAAGGATGTTCAACTTACTGGCTATGATATGGCTAAGTATTTCATGGAACACTTTGGCGATACATTTGAAGAGGCAGTAGAAACTACTAAAATACATGGTGGTATTACTACTGAAGAAATTAATAAACTTAGAAAGGAGAAAGGAGGTAAGAGTGGGTAAGCTAAAGTCACTAATGATGAGAACCGAAGAGATGTTAGCTGATTGTCTTAATGACAAAGGTATGACAAACGAACAAGCATTGGATTTCATCAAGAGTAAACTAGGTGTCATGTGTCATGACCATGCTAAAGATACTTTAAAAAAATGGAATAATAATTAACAAAGAAAGGAAGGTTAACTATGGCAACAGTAAGATTTAGCCAACAGTTAAAAGATGATATTATCAGTAATGCAAGTGATATGTTTGCTGAGGGTATCAAAAATGCACAAGAAAATGTACCGAAAGATTGGGGTAAGAAAATATATGACAGTTTATTCTCACCTGAAACTCAGGCAAAGATGAATGCTTTACCTGATTGGTACTTTAACAAGATAGATGTTATTAAATTGGAAGGGTTTATAAACGCACCAAGTGAACAATGGACATCTGATACTACTAACATAGAAATGTGGAAAGTAAAAGGCAGAGCATTACCTTTGAAACTTAATAAGAAACTACCTTTTCCCCCACCTGATGCAGGAGGGTTTTCTACTCACCCTGAAAACAACAAGTCAGGTATGGCAATACGCTTTGGTAATGAAGGTAACGTGGTGTTTGGCAGTCCAAAGTTTGAGTGGCTTAAAGAACCATTCAAAGTATACACCAAAGGTATCTTTGATATCCATAAAAAGCGTAATGATTTTATAGAGAATGTAAACAAAGTAATGAATGCTTATTCTACACTAGCACCTGCGTTGAAAGCATGGAAACCATTATGGGAATTGCTACCTGAAGATGCTAAAGAACGACACAAGAAAATTGTTGAAAGACCTAAGACTAAGACAGGAGAAGAACTTGGCTTAGACTTAAACAGTATGACTTCAACAATCGCATTTAACAAACTAACAAGAAAGTAGAGGTAAATATGATGAAAAGATATAAGACATACGAAGAATTAGCAGACTTCTTTGCTAAGGGTCGCAAACCATCTCAGGGCAGGAGACTATCTTCTGCCTTTAGAATATTTAAAGACACAGACAAACATGGTGTCGTAAGTTATGTTGTCAACATGGAAGGGTACGGAAGTAAACCTTTCATGCGAATAACACCTGACAACATAGTGGAGTTTGTTGCTACACCTGAAGAAGTGTGGCACAACTCACAATCTATTGTTTCTTCTATACATAATTGGTTTCCGTTTGATATTGCAAGACATAAGAAAGGATTGTATCGTGTCGCTCATCACGAGATATTAATGGATAGAAGATATGATATGAGAACTCAACCTGCATACTATCAAGGGTTGAAGTTCAATATGATTACTGGCGAGTGTCTTAATCGCAGAGCAACTGATAGGTTTATTGAGAAACCTAAAGAACGCAAGATATGGAGACAGACATTGGCTAGGTTCAAGAAAGGTATTAAAGCAAGAGCAAAGGTTCGTGCTTTAGACCCATTCGTTAATGAGGTGTGGTCAGCAAGACAAGAATCAAATGGTAGATACCATTGGAAACAACCTGATTGGTCATCAGAATCTTGGATAAAACTTCTTGAAAAATCAATGAAAGACAATGTGTTCCCACGAGAATTGTTGATAGGGTTTTGTATGACACCTCATACTGGGTACTACCAACAAGAGATACCTACTTCAAATGATGTGATTAAAAGTGTTGACAAAATACTTGGTGATTTATCTATTGAACTGCGAAGAAGATTTAATGTCTTTAAAAGTGAAGGGCATGATGAAAAAAAGCAGGAGAGATATCATTACAGTTGGGGTGATAAGAACATCACGCTAGAGGAGGTAAGTAAAAGATGACTGTAATAGTATGGGATGGAAAGACTCTTGCTACTGACAGAATGGCTAATGATGGCTCTCAGAAATGGGAGTCATCTAAGGCTTGGTATAGTAAGAACAAAGATAATGAAGTGTGTATAGTTAGTGGGGTAGGATTGTTGTCGTACATAAAACAATTATCCGATTGGTATTTAAAAGGTATGCAAGAACCTGTGCCTACTATCCCACATGGCATGGCACAACTTGTTGTGGTAAAAGCAGACGGATTATATGAACTTCATTACAACAAACTTATCAAACGAAACCCACCTTGTGCCTTTGGAGATGCAAAGGATATGGCTCTAGGTGCATTAGGTATGGGTGCAACATCACAACAAGCAGTAGAAGTTTGTAATAATAATGCTTTACAATGTGGTAAAGGTGTGGAATTATATACTTTACAGGGAGGTAATGATGAGTAGAGATAGAGATAAAGAAGCTGAACAAGACTATTGGGATAACCACCCAAAAGAAAAGAAATTTATAACACTAGAACGAATAAAAAATATAGTAATAGATATTAAAGATGATGATGAATGGGTTAACGATAGCCAAACACAAGCAGAGTATAAAGGTGTGTGTGATGGTTTGGATATGCTTGTTAATCATCTTGAAGTAATACAAAGGGAGAGTAATAATGAGTAAATACAATAGGTCTAGTATTCTTCAACAAGCAGACAAACTTGTTTCATCTGATAGACAGAAAGAACATGGTGATGCTAGTAAAAATTTTGAAGTGGTAGCAGATTTATGGAGTACATACTTGGGGGTAGATATCTTCCCCCATGAAGTACCTATGATGATGACATTATACAAGGTTGCTAGGACAACTGAGAACCCTAGCAACTTGGATAACTATGTTGACGCATGTGGTTATAGTGCATTAGCAGGAGAACAAGTACCCACAATAAATAGAAGAAGAAGTAAATGAAGAATGAAAGATAAAGAAGATGTATGGACAGGAACATTCACATGTAAGGTTTGTAAAGTACAGTATACTAAAGGAACTTATACAACAAGAGACGGAGTTGTTTGCAACTTCGGATACGCAGGTCTATCATGTAGACATCATTTACGGAGACAAGAAAAGAGAAAAAAAGTGGTACGAAAGAAGAAATAAGAAATGAAAATAATTACAATAGACTTTGAAACTTACTACAATCGTGAGTATTCATTATCAAAGATGACTACCGAGGCATACATAAGAGACAAAAGGTTTGAGGTTATAGGTGTAGGCATTAAGGTAGATGATAACCCTGCCGACTGGTACAGTGGAGACAATGTCGGTAGGTTTCTGAACTCATTAGACTATTCTAAAGATGCTATACTTGCACACAACTGTGTATTTGATGGTGCAATACTATCATGGCTTTACAATATTAAACCTAAGTTTTGGTTAGACACTATGTCTATGGCAAAACCATTACACAATTCAACCACAGGATGTTCTCTCAAAGCACTATCAAACTTCTATAATCTAGGGCAAAAAGGAGATGAAGTTATCCAAGCATTAGGTAAACAACGAAAAGATTTCACACCACAAGAACTTGACAGGTATGCAGACTATTGTTTGCAGGATGTCAACTTGACATACAAACTATTCAAAGAATTACAATTTAAAATACCTGTGTCTGAACTCATGGTTATAGACCAAACTATCCGTATGTATACAGAGCCTAGTATCATACTAGATAAAAAAGTTTTGTCCGACCATTTACAAAAGGTTAAAGATGACAAGAAAAAATTAATAGAATCTTTAGCACTAAATGGAATGAGTGAAGAAAGAATCAAGAAAGCACTTATGTCTAATCAGATATTCGCAAAGATACTGGAAACAGTTGGAGTGCAACCCCCCATGAAAACAAGTTTACGT